TAGCATCTTCTATCTTAGTTATAACATCTCCATAAACAGCACCTTCTATATTTGCAATCCAATCGCATTCAAATTCTTGTAGGTATTTCTTTTCACCCATTACTTTCTTTGCGGCTTCTAATTCTGATTGATCAACTATATTTGTTTGAGATGCTTTAGCTTTATAATGAAACCATTGTTTATCACCTTGAGCATGTTGGAATAATTCATAGAAGTTATTATTAGTTCCTTGCGGAGTTCCTATAAATACGCACCATCCTTTTCTATCTGATAATGCTGGTCTTATAATTTCTGTAAACAACTTACCTTGTACGTTTGCATACTCATCAATAACGCAACCATCTAAATAGATACCTCGTAATCCATCTGAGTTCTCTGAACCTAACAATGTTATTCTAGCTCCATTTGGTAGATCACAACGTAATTCTGTTTCATTAAATTTAACACCAGGTATTAATGATGTGTATTGTTTCATATAATCCCAAGCAATAGACTTAGCCTGTTTAAAGGTGGGTGCTATGTACGCATACCTAGGTGCTTTGTTAGTAGAACGTAGTGCTGACATTAGTAGATGATTAATCATACACACTGTTTTGCCAAACCTTCTATGGCAGACTAATACTGACCAGCGATATTTCTTCATATTAAAATGAAGTTCAATTTGCTTTTCTCTTGGGTAGTATGGAATCTTGTATTGTATTGTACCGCTGTTAATTACTGTTTCAGTTATATTTGTCATTAGTGAATAGCTTTAGACTTTTCATTGCTTATGATTGCATTCTCAATATTCAATAGCATCATTAACCAAGAACTAAATATTGCTGAGTGTTCTTTGTTTTGTAATCCTGTGAACTTAACTGTTATTGAATTATCTTTCTCAATATAAACAACTGCTTTTACGTTGGCTGTATAAAAGTCATTGTCATCATCATCTTGGTACATTGATCTGTTCATATACTATTAGTAGTATTTTAATATTATATTAAGGTTGGTCAGGCAAAGAAAAAAGGTGGTGGGTTGTTTGTGGATATACCCATTATAAGTTAGCGATTTTGTGTGTGGCGAAGATTCTGTGGTGAACTGACTGTGGCTCAAAGTGAGTTCTCTAGTCCCATGTATATATATAATAAAAATGGCGGCGGCTTTATGGGGTATAGGGGGGTGTGCAATCTAAAATTGTGCGACTTCCTAGACTGATTAATAGTTTACACCAATAACTAATAACTTATCGCTGTAAATTTTATAACAACCAATAAGATATAGTGTTGTATTAATATCACAGTGTTGCATATCCGACACAAATACACACAATGTAAATCGATGCGATGTATTTATAAATAGGAACTTAATCGCATATATAATTAATTGATCTTAATACTTACCAACACAATCGCATGTTGTATAATCTTACATTGATCTAGTTTAATTCTTGTTTAATTCTTTTAATTCAATCTGTAATACTTGCTGTTGATAATCTGGTCCAATGCTCCTGGACATTTCTTTTCTATTATTAATCTTTTCTATTTGTCTTATTTTTCTTTTTGGCAGCTCTAATTAATTTAATCGCATAAAACAAAGCTCTAAAAATAAAAGATAATAATTTCAATAGGTTAATATTTTAATTAAAAATAATAGTTTACATTAAATATAATATAGCCTATATGGTTATTAAACAACAAATGAAAGGTAATAACATGACACAAGAAGCAGTTAGAAGTACACACTTAACAGTTAAGAATATGCTTAGCTCTAAGGGTAATAAAATAGCAAATCAATTTGTTATTGAAGAATACCTACATTACAGTGGATCTGGTTCGTATACTGTAAAAAGAAAAACCTTCCAAAGTTATAACAGTATTATTGCAAGAATAACTAGCGATCCTATGGGTCCAGACTTTATAGAACTTGATTCTAAATATTGGAACTATTCAAATACTACTTCTAAATACAGAAGATTATTTTTAGGGGAAAGTACTAAACAAACAGAAGCTAAAATTAAATCAAATGAATATGTATTGACTGATTTAAATACAAGCAAATTAAAGGAGGTTGCATAAATGCTTTGGTTATTTGTAGGTAGTATTGCGATTATAATAGTTATTTTTGGTTTTTGCCTTGTTAAAATGGCAAATAATTTAGATTAAGTAAGGCTGCATAATTTTAATAACTTGTAACCTTGTATTATACAGGGTTACAGGATCTTAAAATATAAGATCAAATACTATATTGACATATTGGTTATGATAGTATTTAATACAAATATAACAACTGAAAGGGTTATAATATGATCAAGTACGTAATACACTCTAAAAAATGGAGAGATAAATTAAATGGAAATACTTATCACTCTGTAAGAATATTAAACACTCAAAATAATGCTTTGATCGCAGCTCCTTATCAATATGGATATGGAGATCAATTTATGCAATCAGCTCACGAAGTTATGAAAAAAACTGGTTGGATTGGAGATAAATTTACACCAGATGATTATCTTCAAATCCATATTATAGATCAAGATAATTGCAAAAAAAATGAAGTTATTAAATGGGGAGGAAATGCTTAATGAAAAAAATAGTTAAAAAGATTAATGGAATTAAAATAGATGTTAGATCTGAAAAATGTCTATACATAACCATTAAAGACTGGACCATATACATAGACAACAGTACAGACGAAAAAATAATTGATGTATGGAATGAAAAAAAAGACATAATAGTAAAGGAGCTACACTAATGAAAAACTTTTATTATACTTTAGCTGCTATACTTGGCTTTGTAAATATGATTGGTATAATTTCAATCATGTATATAATGATTAACTAATGATTGAATTACTTTTGAGCTATAACATTTACGAAGTTATATTTATTATCTTGGCTTTGTATTTTGTTATGGCTTGGAAGTTTAGATAACTACAAATATGGAAAATAAAAAAACAATAATATTAAATGGCTTGGATGTTGTGACCAATAGAAAAATGATCAGCATTAAACTTCCTGTATGGAAGAAGTTAATTAGCTGCTCAAGACATGAAGACATAACAATAACTAAGTTAATAGATAAGTTAATCAGTAAATATATTGAGGATAATAATTACGATATAGAAAAAATATTTAATGATAACTTAGAAGTAAAACAAGACGTATTAACTAGCTTGATTGATTATAATTTTAATACTCAAGATCAAATAGAATATAAATAATTACTGATCAATTATATCTGGCTTGGCTTCGGTAGTCTTTTCATATTGAGTATATTTCTGCTCAAGTTCTGGACTATCCAGCCAGCTCACAACAATATTATTTGTAGTATTTTTGTTTAAAGTAAGATCCTTTTTATCTGAATAAAGATCTGTTGATTTGCTTGCGATCCAGGTAATAAATTTTGTCTTTTCTCTTATCCAAGATATTAAATTAGGATCTAAAGTTTCACTATTAATATCGGCTTGGTACACATCTAAAAGGTGGTCCACAATATTTTGAATACCAATTTTTCTACAGCTCTCAACTTTTGCTTTCAGTTCCTTGTTGTTTTCTTGATTCAAGTACTCGTAAAACTTCTTTAAGCTGATCGGTAATGTTCCTTCCTTCTTTATACTTGCTAGAGTTTTTCCTTCGGATAGCTGCTCTAATACTGTATTTAGAACTGTATCTTCCAAGGTTATCAACTCTTGGCTTGACTTTTTCGTAGTAGTAATTTCTGACATAATCTAAATCCTTATCTCTAAATTGTTTTAAACTTGCAAGGCTTTTAATCTTCTTCTCATCTGTATAACCTGGCTTGTTATACCCTCCTCTATTTGTTCTGTCCCTAAATCCATAGAAGTTTGTATTCTGACCACCATGAAATCTGCATTTATAAATCTGAAATCCATGTTTGTTAAAACTATTGGTTGGAAATCCTTTTGCCTGACATGGCTTTCCAGATAGCTTTGACATACCTGAACAGAATATCTTTTTAGATTTAAAACCTGCCATAACATCTATGCTATTTCTTTTCCCATGGTTTGATACCATTTCTTTTATTGTACTCTACCTTGGCTTTGTAAGCTGCTGATCTATTCTTGGCATTGGTTTGCAACGCAGCCGATAACTTCTGTTGCATTACAATCTTTGGCACAGCTCTTGCATCACGAGCCACTTGCTCTTGGTACTCAATTGCCTTTTGTACATAGTAAGGATGTTTATCTATACATTGTTTTAATTCTGGCAGTGGTACACTAGCTAGTTCTATTATCTTAGTCTGTTTATCTATATCTTTACTATTAATTATCTTATCTACCTTATTTATATCTATCTTATTCATTTTATTATTCTTAGTTAATACAATATGTTTATTTAAATATGTTTTATTAATGTGTGCATTAGGTACCCCACTGATGTGTACCATATTCCCCACCCCCTGTACCTCGTACACTTCATTAACCAGTAGAATAGGGTTAATTGTGTATAGATTAGTAGAAGATAGCCGCCTAATTTTAATCAGTCCAGCAGTGGAAAGTAAGTGCATGTAATTGGTTAGGGTTTTTTTACTGCATCCTAAATCCTTTCTGATCTTTGCGTATCTAGGAAAGCACTCGCCTTTCTTTTGATTTACATACTTTAAAAGCATTACAATGATCGCTAAAGCATAAGGCTTTCTGTTATCTGCCAAGCCTTTGTAGCCAGGATGATCAAATAAACCAGTAGGCACTCTAATATGTTGCTTATATTTAGGCATTATAATAATGTTGTTTCAATTCTATTCTTAGCTATATCAAAATAGTTCTTATCCATTTCTATTCCAATAAACTTTCTATTAGTATTCTTAGCCGCAACGCCTGTGCTGCCAGATCCCATAGTAAAATCTAAAACAGTATCGCCTTCGTTAGTATATGTTTTAATTAAATATTCTAATAGAGCTATTGGTTTTTGTGTTGGATGTAATCTATCTTTATCAGGTGCAAATTGTAATACAGTTTTAGGATAACGCAAACCCTGATTGTCAGTTATAACTTGAACTTGACTTCCATAATTTGAACTAGCTCTACCTGATTTAATTTTATATGGCTTACCCTCAGACATTTGAGGATTATACTTATGAGGCTTAGAACTAAACACACAAATATCTTCGTGATCTTTTAATGGATATTTTTTTGAGTTAAGATGTCCAGTGCCTTGTGGTTTTTGCCATATCCAATTGTATTTAAACATATCAAGATTACTACAAACAAGAACTGAACTAAAAGGATTTTGAGAGAATAAAGTTATTGCACAGTCTTGTTTAACTATTCTTTTTAATTCAATCCACATTTTATCAAGTGGAATAATGCTATCCCATTTGTTCTGTGTAGTTCCATAAGGTGGATCAGTAAGCACCAAGTCTATGCTATTATCTGGTATAGTTGGCAGTACCTTTAGGCAATCATCATTATAAATCATGGTTTTACCTGCATTTATGCTGTTCTCTTAGCCAATTCAAATAACCTATATATTCCTGCTCATTTAATTTAACCATAGACCCCTCAGATATAGGGTCTATTTCCTCTAAAATGGCATTAATTTTTGATACAATAAAGGTTGGGTGAGCCATACCCTCTATGTTATAATAAACTATATAAGCAGGGATGTTTAATTTAGTGCCAATATCAGCAGTAAGATAGGCAATTTTGTTAT